CTCTCTTTCAAACCAACCGAGGTTCATATCCTCTGATAGTATGCCCATCTGTACTGCTAACTTGTGTGACAAATCTTCTGGCTCGACACGACCTGTCTTGATCTGCCACAGTTCATACCAGTTGCCGTTCATTATTTTGACAGCGTCACTGCCGCCAATAAATCCTTTACGTTCCATTATTATTCTCCTCTTATATGTACTTGTCTACTGCATTGTTGCAGTAGGATCAAGATATTTATTGAAGTCAGACTCGACAAGATCTGTGTCAAGCAGCAGTCGCTGTCGATAGATAGAGTCAGGGTTGAGTATCCACTCTGGTATTGCGCCGCCAGATTTGATTCGCTTGACCATGAGTACAGCTGCGTCGAGCTTGCTCTGTGATGTCACCTTCAAGCTCTCTGTATTGCGTGAGTATTCGTCGACAGCTGTCTTCGTTGACATGATGAACGTCTTGATTGTCGGCCACGTACGAGAAGCTTGATACTGTCGGACGTGACCATCGATCTTTTTTAGCACGACCTCTAAGTCTACCTTCTCGAATGAAGAAGGTATATTGTTGTTGATGTCCTCGACAATAAGCTGAAGCTCTTGACCGAGTGTGTCACGATCCATGCTAGATGGTGGCGTGTAGCGTTTTAAGATACCTTGCAGCCAGTTACCTATCATTGATGTGCGTTGGTTGTAGTCCATGTGTTACTCCTTATCTATGGCTAATTTTTTATGCGACATATCATTGATGATTTCATCTAAGAAATCTGTGTTGGTTCTGTTGCTAGGTGCAACGTCCTCGATGTCGTCTTCCCATCTCTCACCATTGAGCCATGTGGTAGGGTGAGGGATAAACTGTTTGTCTGTGCCTTGAGTAGCATCAGCAAATTTTTTAACAGCAGTAAGAATTGCAATGGGATCTGCAATCTTACATGCTTTATCGAATGCCTTGCGAGCGTGTCCCTTTGCTATCTTGCGTGGGTACACTGACCAGAACGCATCGAAGGGGGGTGTCTGTGTGACACTCCAAGTAGTATTACTATTACTATTAATATCTATTACATTAGATATAACTTGGGGTGTCTGTGTGACACTGGTCTTCTTCATATCATCCTCCATTAAATGTTTGAATCTATACACACTAGCTACGCCAGTGCGTCCAGACTTTCTTGTTATATAATTATTATCTATGCACCAGTTGATAGCACGTATGACTGTACTTCTACTAAGGCCAGTAGTCTTGACTAAAGTTGGTATGCTTGGGAAGCACTCACCATTTAAATCTGTGTAACGTGCAAGCACAATCAAAATATATTTAGCATTAGGATTGTTTACTTGCCAATCAATTACATCTCGTAGTAATATGTCTGCATACATTAGGTCTTTCCATTTCTTAATGTCCTCTTACTGTTGAACCTCTAGTATTATGAGCCGTACTAGAGGTTTACTTTTGTGTACTGAGCGATAGCTCTGCCGTTATCTAGCTTAACCATTTCTTTCATAAAAGGATAGCCACTTTCTTTAAGGTCATGCATACGTGCTGCTAATCTAAAGCACTGAAACATATTCAATGCTTCAATGGCTGTGATTGATTCACCTTTATCAAGGTGTGCTTTAATCATCTTCATTTGGTTTTCCATTTGTCTCTCCTAGTAAGTGTTCAAATAATTCCGCTGGCATTATTACCAACGACTGTGGTTTGCCTGTCTTTCTTTTATAGAAGGCTATGTCCCTGCCATCCAGTACAGTAAATGGACTAGGGAAATTAGATTTATCTCTGTACTTTACCTCGGCTACCAGCTTTCGTCCGCCCAGTGTGACGTGGATGTCACCACTCCACTCTCCTCCGAGCGCACCTGAGAGGGGGACTCGGTAGTTTTCGATGCCGATTTTGTCGAGCCATTCGCAGAATCTTTTTTCGTGGTAGATTCCTTTAGACTTATTTTTGTTTGCCATGTCTGCTCCTCATAACATGTCATACATATGGTATGATATGTAGCTGGACTTGTTGTTGCCATGATCTGAACAAAAAATTCAGTACGATTATTACATGCATCACACGGATACGTGAGATTATTTAATATCTTTCGTGCTGATTTCGATCTGACAGCCAAGTGCTTCTACCCAACAAGCGAACATGAAACCTGAGGGAACTCGCTTGTACTGCTCCCACTTATGAATCAATGATGGCGTACAACCTATACTAAATGCAAGCCCTTCTTGTGACATACCTAATTGATTTCGTCTATCAATTAAACTTGTAATCATTCTATCATATGATTTTGTAACATATGTATCTTGCTTATAGTTTGGAAACTTTTGCATGCAGCTTACGCTTATCCCTGCTCGTAGGATATGCACCTTCCATTAGTTCCATCACTCTCATAATTTTCTTTGCGGTTTCATATCTCAATTCAGTACTGCCATTTAACGTGCGATAGTACGTTGAGGTTGGTAACCCTGCCTTGATGAATACTTTATGCAAAGGAATATTAAATTCCTTATGCTTTTCCTGTATGGTATGCCAATAACTTTGTATCATACTGCTCTTATGCAGCAGTCAATCAAGCCAGTCAAGTTTATCCATCTCTACATACCCATCGCCATTACAATTTTTGCATGACCTCAATGGTATGTCATCGTTTAGGCTGGCGTATACAACTACGCCAGTACCATCACACTCAGGACAATCATTGAACTTAGCTGATACTTCAGTATGGAATTGTGTCATCTAAATCTCCTGTGTTTTGATTATCCTCCCATGCTTTGGTTGCTCGTTCAAGAAATTTCTTGCGCACAAATTTAGGATTTGATTTCTCTAATGCATCTGCAATGTCAATGAGATGTGAAGGCCAAGCAACCATTGGCCCCATTAGATCTGCTATAAATTCATAGTGCTGCCGTGTCATCGGCGGTGTTTTAAGCTCAACAGTTTTCATCAGGCAATGCCTCCCATTTAAGTTGATGATCATTCTTAAAGTACATACTTATGTACTGATCTTTGTCATTGGTATCAGTTACTTTCAACTCAATGACAGTAAAGTTTCCAAAGATCTTACGCTTCTGTCTGATCTTGCTTACATCATGTATAGTTACATCCATTATTATCTCCTCTAAAATGGTACTGAATCATCAGGCGTTGGCCTGATTTGGTACTCTGCTTTACAGCTATATCGACCTGCATCATGCGTGTCGTTCCACTGTCTACAAAAATCCACAGCCTCCTCTTCAGTAAAGAAGGCGTGTGTCTCACTTCCTATTTCATTTCTGAAAAAGAAATTCTTACGACCAGCATGTGGTTCTAAACCATTAGGCCAGTCGCTGTTGTCTTTCCACCATGTGCGTTGAAAGCAATCGTATACTTCTATCATGGGTAATACTCCTCTATTGTTTCGTTCGGATGCAGATCTAAGAACTGAGCCGCTACTTTATACATGAATGCTTCTCTTCGATAAGCATGATATGGATGACGCTCACCATCTTGATGTATAATTTCTTGAGCAAGATGATGATCAATCTTCTCAGCAATTACTGATGAGCTAGTTTTCATTACAAGTTTTAATACTTTATACGAGTAGCCTTGAAGACCTAAGTCTTCACGCATAAACTTAATCAGTTGTGTGTGTTTCATTGTGCTTCTCCACTATAAAGTTTTTGATTTGCATCAGTGATATAATTGTATACGGCTTATCAAAGTCGTTAGGCTTCTCAATATATTTAAACATTGTATTGAATAAGAATTCTAACGCCTCGTAATCTGGCGTGTTAAACATCGTTTCTTTTTCCATTTGATTCCTCATTTTGTTTTCCATTTCTATTCAGTATGTTAGCACTAGCACACGCGCAGTGCAAACAATTCCTTGGCGTGTCTTCTAAAAGTACACACCAATAAAAAGGGCAAGGCCAAGGGTAATACCCATGACCAAGCCTATCATTATATCTTTAAACAATTAATGTACCATCAGGTGAGATACCATGCGCGGCTAATTCTAGCCTAGTCTTCTCATCTATCTCTGGTGGTGTACCATCTGGTGCAACATTAGAGTCAGCAACAGTAGTATATACTTCATCAAACTCTTCTTTATATGCGAGTTGTGCCGTATCTAATTGAGCTTGCAAGAATTCCACATTGTATTGCTCAGCTTTGGCATGAGCCAATGAGCCTTGGTAATTATTCTCAGAGATCTCATCACCATTGCGGCGTCTTAACCAATGTGAAACCCACCTTTTTGCTGTATCATACCTACGTTGTTGACTGGGAATCCAGAACTCACAGAAACGTATCTCTTGTTGCAATTTCTTTTGACGCAAAAAGGTCATGCTGTCGTCTTGATACCATCCATCTTTCTTTGTGCTAAAGAACTCTGTATCGTTTGTGTATTGTTCAATTACTGTATCTATTAAATTAGTCATTTTATATATCCTCTATATATTATTATTTTACTTATGTTACTCAGCCAGCACCGAAGACTGATGATAGTCAAGGGCGCAAGCCAAAGGGAACCCTTGACTATTGTCAGTCATCGGGGCAGGCAAACTTCTTATATCTATATTATTGTAAATTCTTCATCTATTACCATAAAGTGGTGACAATTATCTCGTTTAGTATGAAACTTGACTGCGGCACGTGCCTCTATCTGATCTAACTTTACATATCTAACTCTTGGAGTAATCGTACCTTCAGGTAGCATGTATACTGTGTATGTTACATAGTTTTCTTTTGTATTCATTATGTCTTTCCTCTTATATTAATACTCACACAAGACCACCTTGTGGATATGCCAATACATATGCACGGAAAATACTGTCAGTCATTGAGATTAAGCAAAGCGACCATTTTTCTAAAAGAAAAATTGATAATCTCATTACCTCTCACGCGCAAATGAACTCTTGTGAATGAGCATGAGGGGTTGACGGACTGTATTTTATGTTGCGAAGCGAGGCAGAATCCGCACGGGGGTTCATGTGTGTGTATGTTAATACATTTGATCTGCGAATAAGGATGCTACTAGGACTCTGTTCTCGTTGGACAACATGAAGTGTAGCCAACTTGCTGAAGGCAAGTTGCCATGTAATGTTGTTCACCGACGAACATAGTTCAAGCATCCTTGTAGAGCCGATCAAACGGCTAGTGTTCAGCGCAGAAGAAGAGATAAGCACCGCGATAGTGATTGAAGCCCGCAGGGCAGAGACTTTAGGCTCTGTCACTTGACGATTGAACGGTATTTTTGGAACAAAAATAATCGCCATTAACATGCAACATCTGTTTTGTGCGTTGACACAGGGTGTATTTGTAGTGCTAAACATG